CAGGAGTTCCGAGACGGCCGGCAAGATCGAGACCAGACCCGAGCCGCCTTCGAGGCGCTCTCGCCCGAGCTCCACCAAAATCTCCTAGCCTGGCTCGAAGACCACGGCCCCGAGCACGCCGAGGACATGCGGAAGACCGTCCGCCAGGTCGAAGCCCAGATCCGACACGAACGAGGCCAGCGCGAGGATGCGGCCAAGCTCCAAGCCCGAAAGAAGGTGACCCAGTGAACTACCAGGAACTCGACCAAGGACCCTCGCTCCCCGTCAGTCAGCTGATCGGGATCATCTGCGCCAAGCCTGAGCTGTCCATCGAGGCGAGGCAGCTCCTCCCGTGGAAGTGGGCTGGCCGCTATCAGATCATCCCCGAGGCCGTCGAAGCCCTCTACATCGAAGAGCGAGAGGTCTCGGCTGCATCGGTTCTCGCTGAGCTCGGAGGCAAGGAGGCCCCCGACTTCATCCTCGACAAGCTCGCCTGGCTCCAGTCCAGGTTCTTCGTCAACTCCGGGTTCTTCCGATCGACCGTCAAGGAGGTGCGGAACGAGCGGATCCGCGAGAAGCTCCGACAGGCGAAGCAGCGACTCGAGGCCGCAGATGCATCCGTTGACGCAATAGACCTCGCGAACGAGCTGCGGACGATGCTCGATGACGCCCTGGTCGAATACTCCTCCCAGACGACCAAGCCCCAGACCGTAATCGAGATCATCGAGAAGCCCGAAGGCATCATCGAGAAGATGCTCGCAGACCCGGCCGAAGCCAAAGGCGATCGGATCGCGAGCGGCTTGCCGGCGCTCGACGACAAGCTAGGCGGCGGAACCCGCCCAGGCCAGCTCATCGTCCTCGCAGCTAGGCCGAACATCGGCAAATCGGTGCTGGGCTTCCAGCTCGCAGCCGCGTCGAGTCTGAGCGACAACGACCGATGCGCGCTGTTCTTCTCCCTTGAGATGAACGAAGACGAGGTGGCCGAGCGAGCACTCATCCACGGCGGCTTCGTCATGCCCGACAGAAGCCGCAGCCTCGTCGGCTGGGCGCACGGACACCACAACCGAATCCAGGAGGCCCGAGAAGCCGCGCGCGAGTTCCCGAACCTCCTGATCGAGACGCCGATCAAGCCCACGATCGACTTCATCCGAGCACGGTGCCAGCAGGTCAAAGCCAAGCGCGGACTGTCGTGCGTCGTCATCGACTACGTTTCCGCAGATCTGCTCGCGATGCCCAGGATGGGCTCAAGGTATGAACAGGTGAGCTACGCCACCGGAGCCCTGAAGGTGCTCGCGCGCCAGCTCCAGGTGCCGCTTTTCGCGATCACCCAGCTGAACCGCGAAGCCGAGGGCTCGACGCCGACCCTCAGGAACCTGCGCGAGTCTGGATCCTTCGAGCAGGACGCCGACGTCGTGCTCCTGCTTCACCGCGACCGAGGCAAGGACATGACCGAGCTCCACGTAGCCAAGAACCGGGCCGGCAAGGTCACCACTAGCGAGCAGCCGCTCCCGATGACCTTCAACGCAGGCAGGCTCCGGTTCGACCCCGAGGGCCACAAGTTCGAGGTGGCCGTCTCCTGGCAGAGCGGAGGCGTGACCGGATATGATCCGTCAGCATGAGGACCCGGCAAGCCAACAATGAGGAACGGCTTAGACGAGTCCTCGAGCACCTACTCACCGGAGCAGCCCAGCCGCCCAAGCTCGGGCCGGGGGATGATCGCGGCTTCGCCAACCTGCGACGGCCCCCGGTCGAAATCCCGCGAGCGACCAAGAACGCGCTGCGCCGGCGGGGCTGGGCTGTCGATGGACCCGAAGGCCGGCTGGTGATCACCGAAGCCGGTCGCGACGAGCTCGAGGCCGGATGGGAGGTGTGAGGCGCAGGCTTGAAGTTCTCGTCCTCGCCGTCGTCACGCTCGCCGTTATCGGCAGCACCGGCTGGCTCGTGCTCGAACTCCGGCGCGCCGAGCGCCTGGTCACCGAGCGGGGCGAGCTCCTCCGGCTCCTCGATCCCACATCGGGCACATTGTCGCCCGGCCGGGGCTTGACTTCCCCGGTGGGGGCGTTCCTAGGCTAGGGCCATGGTTTCCGCAGACCCGGTAGCGAATCGGGATAGCTCGGGCCGCTTCGGGCCGGGCAACCGTGCCAACCCTGGAGGGCGTCCCAAGTCCCTGGTCCGACCGCTCGTGCGCGAGTACCTCGGCAAGATCGCCGAGACCAGCGACCCCGACGAGCGGCGCATCTGGGCGGAGGTGCTCGTCGAGGCCATGCTGGAGATCCTGATCGACCGCGACGCCAAGCCCTCCGACCGCATCAAGGCCGCCGAGTGGCTCACGCTCCAGGCGGATGGCCACCTGCCCCGCGAGGTCGAGCTCAACGACGGGGCCGGCGGCATCACGATCAAGTTTGCCGAGCACAAGCCAGCCGAGGACGAGCCGGACTCGTGAAGCCCGCCGACCGACTCTCCCGCGCGCTCAAGCAGCACCCGCCGAAGCAGCACAACGCCGGGCGGTCGGTCCTCGATCGGCCGGACGTGCTCGAGGTGATCCGCCTCTACCTTGAAGGCCGGGCCGCCGGCGAGAACTACGGATCCTGGCAATGGTTTCGGAACCGGGTGATCTTCGCGCAGTACGAGATCGACACGACCACCGGCAACGTCAAGCGGTTCGCGCAGACGCGATACCCCGACCTCTACGAGCGGGCCTCGAGGCCAGGGCGATGAGGCCCAGCCGCTGGAGACTCGAGCAGGAGCACCAGGCGGCGCTCGACATCATCGGCGAGCTGCTCGGGATCATGGCCGACCTCGAGCGGATCGGCCGGCTACCGCGCGACCTCGAGGGCTCGCCCGGCTACGACCACGAGCGGGTTCGGTGGCTCGTCGCTGAGCGCGTCGTCGACCCGCTGTTCTCGATCGAGGAAATCCTGTGACCGACGCCAAGCGCAGGCTGACCAAGGCCGCCAAGAAGACCGAGCAGGAGCGCGCGGCGCGGCGGGACGAGCAGCCGATCGACCCGGTGAAGCTCCGCCGGCGGATCCGCAAGGGCGCGGCCCTGGGCGACCTCTGCGAGCAGTTCGACGCCAGCCCCCGCCGGGTCCGCGAGGCGATCAAGGCGCTCGAGGCCGCCGGCGTGATGATCGCGCGCAACGGCGACCACTACAACATCGCCGACCGGCCGCAGGTGCCGCAGCGGTTCACGCTCGAGAGCGACGCGGAGGGCGTCTACCGCATCGGCCTCATCAGCGACACGCACCTAGGCTCGACCTCGTGCCGCTACGACGTGCTCGAGGACGCCTACGACTGGTTCGCGGCGGAGGGGATCGAGACGGTCTACGGCGCTGGCAACTGGATCGAGGGCATCGCCCGGTTCAACCGGACCGAGCTCGAGCCCGGCTGCGCGACCTGGGACGGGCAGCTTCGGAACTTCCTCGACCGCTACCCGAGGCGGGAGGGCATCACGTCGTACTGGGTCAGCGGCGACGACCACGAGGGCTGGCTCCAGCAGCGGGAGGGGATCGACGTGGGGCGCTGGATGGAGGACGCGGCGCGCGAGGCCGGCCGGGACGACCTCGTGTCGCTCGGCTACGTCGAGGCCTTCATCCGGCTCCAGCGCAAGGGCAAGCCGCGCGCGTCGGCCAAGATGCTCGTGCAGCACCCAGGCGGCGGCTCGAGCTACGCGATCAGCTACCTGCCTCAGAAGCTCGTCGAGTCGCTCCAGCCCGGAGAGAAGCCGGCGGTGCTCGCGCTCGGGCACGTCCACAAGTCGGGCTACTTCAACGTGCGCGGCGTTCACGTCGTCCTGGTGCCCTCGACGAAGGACCAGGACACTTTCCACCGGAAGAAGCGCCTGGACTCGCACATCGGCTGCGTGATCCTGGAGCTCCGCCAGGACGAGCGCGGCGCGATCTACGAGGTCCTGCCCCGGTTCCGCCGCTACTTCGATCGTGCTTACTACTCGCGGCAGTTCGAGCTCCCTTCCGGGCATGGGCGAGAGCAAGTCTAGCCGGACCTCGAGCAGCCTGCGCGAGTGGTCGCGCGAGCTGCGCCGAGAGCTGCCGCCGATCCTCCCGATCGAGGTGAGGCGCTCGAGGATGAGGCCGAAGGACCACGGGGACTGCGACGTGCTCCGCCGGGCCGATGGCACCCCGTACAAGTTCCGCGTGAGGATCAACTCGAGGCTTGACGCCGAGGCCGCGCTGCATGTGCTCGCTCACGAGTGGGCGCACGCGCTCTCATGGTCGAGCGACTCTACGCGGATCGCCGAGCACTCGCCCGAGTGGGGCCTTGCGATGGCGCACGTCTGGAACGTCCTAGGAGGAGAATGATGCAACCGACAGCCCGCGCACACTGGAACCCGATCAAGCCCGACGAGCCCGTCCCCGTGATCGGCGTCGTGCCGGTGATCGCCTCGACCGTCCGGCAGGCGATCAAGATCGACAGCCTGCATCGGATCGAAAGCGAACCCTGGAAGATCTCCCTCGGCAAGATCCACAGCTACCGAGTCTGCGGCCTGGCCTACAACGAGCTCGACGGCCTGCTCACGATCGACGGCAGCGCGAGGCACGGCGCGCCGGCGGAGCTGCACCCGGACGTAGCGCACCTGCTCGAGCGGTCGGATGAGGTGCGCGTGACCTTCTCGGACATTCACGGCCGGCGCTACTCGTCGCCGCTGCGCGTGAACGAGCGCGAGGTGCGCTGGGGCTCCTGCGAGGTGTCCGCGACCTACGGCGGGCCGCTGCTGAACACGGACGGCGATCGCCGGACCTCCTTCGTCGCGGTGGCCTCGACCTACCATTCGGTGCCCTATTTCGTGGTCGACCTGCTCTGGCACAACGCCGACTGGGAGCACGTCATCGGGGACATCTACCACACCGGGCTGGAGCTCGAGCTGCCCCCCGGCTTCCACGCGGTCGAGCTGCACCCGTCGCTGGCGCCGGACTCGGGCGACTGGGACATCTTGCCGATGCAGGGCGGCCGGCTCCGGCGCTGGCTCGTGGCGCGGGTCGGGCAGAGCTGGAACCCGCCGGCGGTGCTCGAGCTCGATTCGGACTGCGACCGGATCTCGTGGGCGAACCCGATCTGCCAGGGCTACCTTCCGCAAGGGGTCCCGATCGAGGCCGACCGCGCTCGAGCGGACCACCGGAGCTCAGAGATCATCCTGGCCGGCCTGAGCGGCGACCCGCTGGACGACTGGAGCCAGGGCGAGGTCAACGGCTGGCAGGCCGAGGGGACCCCCTACGGGGCTGCCACGTCGTCGGAAGGGGTCGAGTACTTGGGCGAGTACGGCCTCGCGCTGCACGGACACGCGGACGCGCTGAGGACGATGCAGGCGGCGACGCTGAACCGGCTGCCGGCGCTGCTGCTCGACAAGCTCGGCGAGCCGATCAACGCCGAGGCCTACGCCGACTCGCTCGACCGGCTCCCGTTCCGGCTCCGCATCGACCCGATGGGGCGTGGGGTCGAGGGGCACCGCGCCGGCCGGGTGCTGAACTGGAAGCCGGGCCGCGACGCCTTCGGCTTCCGCACGGCACCGACCACCGACGAGGACCGGGCGATCGAGCTCGGCGTCCACCCGGAGCACCGGACGGCGCTCTACTCGTTCGGCCCGTACGATCGCCAACACTGGATGCGGGCCATCCGGGCGACGCTGCCGCTGGCCTACATCTGCGGCGACCGGCTCTCGGTCCACCTGCTGCGCGAGCACGCGGGGACGGCTCGAGCGGAGTTCTGGGAGGGCAACGGCTCGAGCGAGTACGACAACCGCGTCGGGCACCTCTGGGACACGGTGAGGGCTCAGCCGCAGGTCGGTGCCGAGATCGGGCGCGAGGACGTTTGGGCGATCCAGACGGTGCTTGCGGCCTGCCAGCTGTCGCGCGGGATGGACAACGTCCGGTTAGGCCGCTGGCTGGCGCGGTACTCGGTCGCGATTGCCGGTGCCCAGTGGAACTACACCACGGGCGGCGAGGTGCGTCCGGGGCTGATCCAGGCGCGCAGGAGCGGCAAAGAGGTCGTGTTCCCCGAGGGCGACTTCGCCGTCAACCAGGGGTACCAGGAGTCGATGCTCGCCTGGTCGGCGCTCGGCCTGGCGCGGCACTTCCGCAACGAGCACGGCTGCACGGCGGCGGACCAGGCGCGAGCGGTGCGGCTGTTCCACGGCGAGCGGCCGGCCTACCGCATCGGCGTCATCGACCTCGACACCGGCGACCTGCTGACCGACAAGGCGCAGCAGCTCGCGCACCCGTTCCCGGTCGACGCTCAGGTCCAGTCGAGCTACGTGCCGACGCTGGCGGCGATGGCGCTGATGCTGGACTGGATGAAGCCGCCGGCACGGTCGGAGATGCTCGAGTGGTTGGCGGTGACGCTGAACTGTTCCTCGACGGCCGCGCTGTCGGAGTGGCGACCGGCGGACGCGGCCGAGGAGCGGCAGAGCGGCTGCGTTGCGCCGGTGCTGGAGTGGCTGCGGCGTCACGGTATGCTGATCGGATGAGCTGGGAGATCCGGGAAGGAGACTGCCTCGAGGTCATGGCCTCGATGGCAGACAACAGCGTCGACGCGATCGTTACCGACCCACCCTACTTCAAGGTCAAGGGCGAGGAGTGGGATCGCCAATGGGATAAGCCGGAGGCGTTCCTCGGCTGGCTTGATCAGGTCGCCGAACAGTGGCACCGGATCCTGAGGCCCAACGGCTCGCTGTACTGCTTCGCATCGCCGAAGATGGCGGCGCGTGTTGAGGTGATGTTGGGCGAGCGGTTTGAGGTGTTGAACCGGATTCGGTGGACCAAATCGGTGGGGTGGCACAATAAGACCCGGCCCGAGGATTTGCGGTCGTGGCTTTCGCCGTGGGAAGAGATCATCTTCGCCGACCACTTCGGCTCAGACAACATCGCAAAGGGCGAGGCCGGGTATGTCGCCAAGTGTGACGAGTTGCGGGGGTTCTTGTTCGAGCCGTTGCGTGCGTACCTTGAGGGCGAATGGTCGCGGGCGGGGTTGACACCAGAGGACGCGAACAGGGCGTGCGGGCATCGGCTTGCGGGCGGCATGGCTGGGCGAAAGTACTTCAGTGCGTCCCAATGGTGCCTTCCCACCCGCGAGAACTACACCAAACTCCAAGCGTGGGCGGGCTCGGGATACCTTCGCCGCGAATGGGACGAACTCAAGACCGAGTACGACGAACTCAAGACCGAGTACGACGAACTCAAGACCGAGTACGAACACCTACGCCGACCGTTCAGCGTCACCGCCGAAGTCCCGTGTACCGATGTATGGTCGTTCCCGATCGTGCAGCACTACCCCGGCAAGCACCCGTGCGAGAAGCCGCAGGAACTGCTCCGCCACATTCTGAAAGCAAGCACGCGGCCGGGCGCGATCGTCCTCGATAGCTTCGCCGGTTCGGGCGCGACCGTGCTGGCTGCACGCGACCTTGGGCGATCGGCCATCGGCATCGAGCGCGATGCCAGCTGGGCCAACTACGCGCGCGAACGCCTGGAACGTCAGCCCGAGCCGACCCTTTTCGAGTGAGCGAAGTCCTCGTCAACCTGCTGCCCAAGCAGCTCGACTTCATGCGCTCGACCGCGCGCGAGGTCGGCTACTCCGGGGCCTTCGGCGCTGGCAAGACACGCGCGCTCTGCTACCGCGCAGTCGCTCGAGCCTCGCTGCCCGGATCGCGTGAGGCGCTCGTGCGAAAGCACCTGACCGCGCTGAAGGCGACCACGCTCAAGACCCTCCTCGAGCCGGAGGGCGATCTGCCGCCGGTGCTGCCCGCCGGCAGCTACGAGCACAACAAGGCCGACAAGACCATCCGCATCCGAGGCGGCGGCGAGATCGTCTACTTCGCCCTCGACGACCCGGACAAGGTGGGCTCGTTCAACCTGAGCGGCTGCGGCATTGACGAGGTGGTCGAGCTCGCGGAGCGGGACTACACCCAGCTCCGAGGCCGCATCCGTCTCCAGATCGAGGGCCTGCCGAACCAGATCTACTGGGCCTGCAACCCTGGCCCGCCGACGCACTTCATCGCGCAGCGGTTCGGCCTGGCGCTCGGTGCCAAGCCCGCAGACGGCTGCGCGGCGATTCAGACCTCGAGCCGAGAGAACACCTTTCTGCCCGCCGACTACCTCGCGGACCTCGAGACGTTCTCGGGCGTCGCGCACAAGCGGTACGTCCTCGGCCTCTGGGTCGGGTCCGAGGGGCTGGTCTATGACTCGTGGGATCGATCGATCCACGTCCGGCGGCGCGAGCCCTCGGAGCTCCGGCGCTGGTTGATCGGCGTCGATGACGGCTACACGAACCCGATGGCGGCGCTGCTGCTCGGCCTCGACGGGGACGACCGGATCCACGTCCTCGAGGAGCGGTATCGGTCAGGGCTGGCGATGTCGGAGAAGGTGCGCCACGTCGCCGAGCTCGCCGCGCGGGCGACCAAGCTCGGCGGCCGGTTGGAGATGATCATCGCGGATCCGGCGGCGGCCCAGCTGATCCGCGAGATCCGCGACGCCGGCCTCCCGGTCACGGACAAGGTGGACAAGTCGATCTTCGACGGGATCCAGCAGGTGCAGCAGCGCCTTCGAGTCGCCGGCGATGGTCTGCCCCGGCTGACGGTCGACCCGAGCTGCTCGAACGTTCAGCGCGAGTTCGAGACCTACGAGTGGCGCGAGCGGTCCGGCGTCCGCACCGACGAGCCGAGGAAGGCGCACGACCACGCGCTCGACGCCCTGCGCTACGCGACCCGATACGTGGACGGCAAGCGCGGCGGGCTGCGGCTCTGATTGAAACGGAGTCCCGAATATGGTATACGCGACGATGCCCACCAGTCTTGGCACGGCGAACGCATGACGACTAACAAGTCCTGGGGCGTCCCTGACGACAGCCTCGCCGGCTTCCAGAGCGGCACCCTTCTCCAGCTTCTGCGCGCTGCCGGTCAGGACTCGACGGAGCTGACCGACCCGTTCACGCAGCACGTCTACGTCTACGCCTGCGTCCGAGCTCGAGCCCAGGCGATCAGCTCGGTCCCGCTGCGGCTCTGGGCGAGCGGTGCCGAGGACGCGGCCGAGGTCACGCGCGGCCCGATGTTCGAGGTGCTCGACAAGCCGCACCCGCTCCTCGACTCGTGGCGGTTGTGGCAGATGACCAGCATCTACCGCGACCTGTACGGCGAGGCCTACTGGCTCCTGCACGAGCGCCAGGGGGACCGGATCGTCCCGCTCTCGGCTGGGCTGAACGCGCCGATCAGAACGCCCGTCGAGATCTTCCCCGTGCCCGGTCGCGCGGTGCAGATCGTCACCGACCCCCAGACGGGGATGCCAACGGTCTACCGCTACCAGGTCGGCCGGCGGCACGTCGAGTACGAGCCTGGCGCGGTCGTGCCGTTCCTGGACGTGAGCCACACCAGCCCGCTGCGTGGCGTCGGCGGGACCGAGGCGCTCCGCCGCCGGCTCGAGGCCGACTTCCACGCCGAGGGCCTGGACATCTCGGCCGCGCGCAACGGCGGCTTCCCCTCGTACTGGCTCTCGACGAACGAGCAGCTGTCGGATCCGCAGCTCGATCAGCTCGAGGCCCGCCTCGAGGCCCGGCAGAACGCGCCGAACCGGCACCAGAAGCCGGCGATCCTTCACGGCGGGTTCAAGCTGGAGAACTCCGGATGGTCTCCGCGCGACATGGAGAACCTGGAGATGCGCACTTGGTCGCGTGACGCGATCATGGCGGTCTTCGGTGTGACGAAGCCGATCCTCGGGATCACCGACGACGTGAACCGCGCGAACGCGCGCGAGGCGAAGGCCGTCTTCTGGGAGGAGACGATCTTGCCGGAGCTGTCGCGGATGGAGCGCACGGTGCAGAGGCACCTCCTCGATCGAGTCACGGACCAGCGCGGCCTGGTGTGCTCGTTCAACGTCGAGGGCGTCGACGCGCTCTCGGAGAACCTCGACGACAAGATCCAACGGACGAAGCTCCTGGTCGACATGGGCGTCCCGTTCAACGAGGCGGCCCGGCTGGCGGAGTGGGAGATCGACCCGGTGGTCATGGACGCGCCGGCCCCGGAGCCGTCGCCGGATGACGCCGCCGTCTCGCCCTCGACCCGGAAGGTGCCTGAGATCCTTCAGGAGAGCCCCGGCACGGATCAGGCCCAAGCAGTCGCGATCGCCGCCAGCCTCAGCGAGACGGCCTGTGAGAGCCGCTCACAGGACGAGGGCTACGAGCGCCGCCGGATCTACTCCAGGCAGTACGAGGACGTGATCGTGCCGCATGAGCGCGCGATCGAGCGCGCGGTGACGCCGGTCATGCGGGACTACCTCGAGGCCGTGAAGACCAAGCTGCGCCAGGTCGGCTCGCGCGAGCTCTCGTGGCTCAAGGGCGAGGCCAGGGCGATGTTCGACGAGATCGACCCCGCCGCGCTCGCGGCGCTGGATCGCCTGATCCTCCCGACGCTGACCGCCTGGCAGAGCCGCTTCGGCGGGGCCATCCGGCCGGTGCTCGACGAGATCTACCTGGACGCAGCGGGACGCCTGATCGCCGAGGTCGGCGCGGACCAGGTGCCGGATGAGCAGATCCTGGACGTGGTGTTCCTGTCCGACCGCTCGGTCTGGCTCGCCGAGGGCGCGATGACGACGCTCGCCAGCGACGTTCGCGACACGGTGGCGCGGCAGATGCTCGAGCTCGGGCCGTGGACGATCTCCGACATGACCGACCGCATCGAGGAGACGCTCGAGCAGAACCTCGAGGCCGTGACCGAGATGGCGAACAACCTGCCCGCTCGAGCTCAGCGCATCGCGAGGACCGAGGCCGGTGCGACCGCGAACAAGGCGCGCACGGCCGAGATGGCCCGCGCCGGCATCCAGCGCCACGAGTGGAGCAGCGCGAACGACGAGCACGTCCGCGCGAGCCACGCCAGCGCCGACGGTCAGGTACAGGCCGTCGGAGCCCCCTTCCCGAATGGCCTGCGGTGGCCGAACGACCCCCTGGCTCCGGCCGGCGAGGTCGTGAACTGCCGCTGCGTCACCATCCCTGTAATCGACTGATGGACAAGCGAACCGCCGATCTCCTCTGCTGCGACGCCCTGGGCTGCCGCGTTCCTGACCTCGAGTTCGACGCCGTGGCCGCGCGCAAGGCGAGCGACGTACAGATCCGCAGCGTGACCAGCGACGCCGTGAACGTCGAGGGCCGCCGGATCCGCTACGTCTGGAGCACCGAGACCGTCGACCGCGCCGGCGACATCGTGCGGCAGAACTGGGACCTCGGGCCGTTCTCGCGGAACCCGATCTCGCTCTGGAACCACGACCACGACAAGGTGCTCGGCCGCGCGCACTCGTTCGGCGTCGAGTTCACCGACGCTCGTCGGCTCGTGGGCGACATCGAGTTCGCGCCGGAGGGCGCCGACCCGTTCGCCGACGCCAAGTTCAAGCTCGCCGCCGCCGGCTACCTGCCGGCCACCTCCGTCGGCTTCATGCCGCTCGAGGTCGATACCGTCCGCGACTCCGAGCGGCGAGCGGCTCTTGGCCTGGGCGACTACGGCGTAGTGTTCGAGCGCAACCAGCTCCTGGAGATCTCGGTCGTGAGCGTGCCGATGAACCCGGAGGCCTTGCGCGAAGACCTGGCCGAGCAGGTCGGCCGCGGCATCATCTCGACCGACGAGGCCGAGATCGTCGCGCGCTGCTCGAGCCCCACCGAACGCGACTGGAGCAAGCGCCTCGAGCGCCTGCGCCAGCTCGTCCCAACCGCTCGTCGGAGTGACGATGCGACCTGCGGCTGCCGGAAGGCCGACAGGAGCGCCGATCGCGACGAGGACCCTGCGCGGGTGCTGGAGGTGTTCGCCGAGTTGGCGGCCCAGCGCGTGCGCTCCACCCGATGACGACACGACTCCGATGACTGAGATCGACATCACCAAACTGCTCGGCGACTCCGCCGACCGCATGGCGAGTGAAGTCCACTCGCTGCTCGCTCAGCGCGATGCCGCCGAGGCGGCCCAGCGCGACGCGATCGACGCCCGTATCAAGAACCTCGAGGACAAGTCCGCCGAGCTGGATTCGCAGCTCGAGGCCCAGGCCAAGCGCGTCAGCCTCCCCGGCCTGACGCACGACGCCGACCACAGCGGCAACGGCTTCTCGATCATGCGCGCGGCTCAGCTCGCCGCCGCCCAGGCCAACCCGCACGGCCCCTTCCGTTCGGCCCTCACCGACAAGTCGCACGGCCTCGAGCGTGAGGTCCAGGCGCACTTCGAGGAGCGGACGTACAACGTCGGCACCGACTCCGCCGGCGGCATCTTCGTTCCGCAAGAGGTCCTGATGGACTCGATCATCCCGCAGCTCGAGGCTCAGGCCGTCGTGCGTCGCGCGGGTGCGACCGTCCTGACCGGCCTGCGTGGCGACATCACCTTCCCGGTGGAAAACGGCACCTCGACGGCGTACTACGTCGACACCGAAGGCGAGGAGCCGATCACCGAGTCGGTGGAGACCTTCGAGTCGAAGAAGGCCCGGCCGCGCACCCTCGCGGCGATGCAGAAGCTGTCGCACAAGATGATGCTCCAGAGCTCGATCGGGCTCGAGAGCTGGATCAACGGGCGCTTCGCCAAGATCTTCGCGCTGCGCGAGGACCTGTCGGCGATCGAGGGCTCCGGCGCTGCCGGCCAGCCCCTCGGCCTGACGCTGACGACCGGCGTGCAGTCCACGGGCGACCTGGACACCATCGCCACGGCCCAGGCCGCCACGTCGGCGGTCTCGTCCTTCGTCTACGCCCTCCAGGCGCAGAACGCCTACGACCCGGCCGGCAACTACGCCTGGATCATGACCCCCGACGTCGCTGAGGAGTACCACGGCCTCAGCGGTGCCGAGGGCGTCCCGGTGTTCGCCCAGCCGCAGACCGCTCTCCTCGAGCGCCTGGCCGGTTACCCGCTGCTGACCTCGACGCAGTTCAACAGCGGCGCGACGTTCGCCCTCTTCGGCGACTTCTCGAAGCTCTACCTCTGCAACTGGGGCGGCATGACCATCCGCGCCACCGAGGAGGGCGACGACGCCAAGCGGCTCCGCATGTCGGTCATCGCCTACATGGATCACGACGTCGTCGTGGCCCAGCCCAAGGCGTTCAACTTCACCACGAGCGCAGACGTCGCTCTGCTCAGCTGATAGGAGCCTACACCAATGAAGAACGACGGAAGTCTGACCAGCAAAGTGGCGAGCGCGATCGCTCCGGCGACGTACACCGCCACCGAGACCGGGACCGGGTTCGACACGCAGGGCTTCGAGTTCTGCGAGATCGTGCTGCACGCCGGAACCTTCACCGGTGACGAGACCATGACCCTGACCGTGGAAACCTCCACGGCCATCGGCTCGGGTTACTCCGCGATCTCCGGCGCGGCGTTCACGGCCATCAGCACCGCCAATGACGCGGCGATCTACCGTGGCATCGTGCGCCTCGACGGCGCGGAGCGGTACGTCCGCTGCGTCGGAACCAACACCGGCACCGGAAACGCGGTCTACGGGATCGTCGCGATCCTGAAGAACGCGGTGGACTCCGCTGACGCGAGCGCCGTGGCGTTCAGCGTCTGACCTCTCTTCCTCCTCTCGGGCGGGTCGTGTTCATTCCCTGACGCGGCCCGCCCACCTCGCACCACAAGAACAGCCGACTCGCTCGCCTTCTCTGTCTGATGCCCTTCTCGCTCGAAGCCGACGCCAAGCGCGTCGTCTGCATCCCGCCGCACAAATCCACCAGCGGTCATGGCGGGATCGACGACGGCGTGGCAATGGACACGCTCGGCTTCGAGTGGGCGCTCTTCATGCCCGCGCTTTGGGCCGACGACTCGAACGGCACGAGCCAGTTCTACCTTCAGGAAGCCGACTCGGCATCCGGCCCGTGGACGACGATCACGGGCGCAAGTTGGAGCGCGGACAACACGGTCGACGACCAGGCCATGGCCCATGTCCGGCTCACCCCCCGCAAGCGGTGGCTGCGGTGCTCCGTGTTGACTACCGGCGGCAACCACAACCACATCAGCGTTGTCGCGCTCCTCTACAACGTCTCCAGCGAGCGGCTCCTGGAGGTCGGCGCTTTCGCCGTGTCGATCTGATGCGCTACCAGGTGAAGCCCGGCTCGAGCGTATGGCGGCACGGTGAGCACCTGCCCGCCGGCTCGATCGTGGAGCTCGACCAGGAGAGCCCGCGCGATCTCGTCTGGCTCGACTACTTCTTTGAGCACGTCCAGCCCGCCCCCGCGCCGGGGCGTGGCAGCACCTACCAGGACCGCGCCATGCGGCACTCCACCCGATGACGCTCCTCGACCTCTGCGAGCTGGCCGACGTGAAGGCCCGCCTGGACATCACCGACTCGAGCAAGGACGCTCTGCTCGGCGACATCATCACGGCCGTCTCGCGCGCGATCGAGCAGTACTGCCAGCGCGAGTTCTACCAGGAGAGCCGCACCCGTGTCTTCGACACTCGGCGGAAGGACGAGGCCCTCGCGCTGCCGGCCTACCCGGTGAGCTCGATCACCTCGGTCAAGACCTCGACCGACTTCGACTTCTCCACGGCGACGGCGATCGACTCCGGCGACTACGACGTGGACGACGAGACGGGGCTCCTCTTCTACCTCGGCGCCTGGCCGGTCGGCCGTCGGACGGTGCAGGTGGTCTACACCGGCGGCATCGCGACGGCGGCCAGCGCGGTCTCGAGCAACTACCCCGACCTGGCGGCTGCGACTCAGATGCAGGTGGTGGAGGAGTACATGCGGAAGGAGGCCCAGGGCTCGGTGCAGTACAGCCTCAGCGACGGCGGTGGCGCGCTGAACCGCGAGGCCCTCAAGCTCCTGCCGGCCGTCCGCCAGCGCCTGGCCTACTACCGTCACCTGGTGTTCTAGGTGGTCGAGTTCTCCGGCAAGATCGAGACGCTCGACCTCGAGAAGCGCATCGGCAAGATCACGGCCGACATGGTGCCCGGTGTCGTGAGGCTGGCGAACGACATGATCGGCCAGCACCAGTCGGAGATGACTCGCCGTCTGTCGAATCGCGTCCTCAAGCGCAGGACGGGCGCGCTCGTGAGGTCGCTGCGGCCGAGCTACGCCACGCCCGAGCGGCCGACCGCGACGACGAACGTCGGCCGAGGCGCACCCTACGCCAGGGCGCACGAGTTCGGGGCGACGATCAGGCCGCGCAATCGGCAGTTCCTGACCGTCCCGCTCCGCAACGCGAAGACCGCCGCCGGCGTCACCAGGCAGCAGGCGCAGCTCCGGCGATCCGGGCGGGGCTTCGAGACCGCCTCGCTCGTGCCCGGCGCGGAGGACACCCGCACCTTCATCTTCACCTCGGTCGGGAACCGGAAGATCATCGCGGTCGCGAAGCGCGGGGGCGGCGTGCTGCCGCTGTACGTCCTGCGGAAGTCAGTCCGCATCCCCGAGCGGCTTGGGTTCCGCGACACCTGGGGCAACCAGAAGCGGTGGCTCAAGACCACCGGCGCGGCGCGGCTTCGGAAGATCATCGGAGGCCGGTCGTGATCGCCTGGGCGGTCGATCCCGAGACCTACGCCGAGACCACCGTCCGGCGCACCCTCTCGACGCCGGCCGCCGGGGGGCGTGTCCACCGTCGCCAGGTGCACAGCTCCTCGAGCCCGTACTCGAACGAGTACGACCGGCGGGTCTTCACCCTGGCGTGGGAGTACGCCAGCGCGACCGACCGAGACACGATCGAGGGCTACCTGACCTCGACCGGCGGCGGAGCTCTCCCGATGGAGTTCACGCCGCCGCAAGCCGTCTCGGCGATCCGATGCCGGCTGATATCATTCGAGGCTGAGTCGGCGCACCCGTTCGGCGGAGTTCGGATGCGGGCCGTGCTCGAGGAGGTGATCTGATGCCCACGACGCCCGTAACCGAAAGGATCCTCGCCAACCTGGTCTCCACGCTCTCCGGCGTGTCGGCCGGCGTGGACTACTTCCACACCTTCCGCCACGTTGCGGTGATCGACGGCGCAGTCGTCGCCGAGCACAAGATGCCCGCCGCCTTCATCCGGCCGCTGTACACGGACATGGACGGCGAGGGGCAGACGCTCACGAACGCGATCCGCCACGAGATGCGCTGCTCGATCACGCTCGCGATCGAGAGCCGCACGGGGGGCGCGACGAAGCTCGAGGAGGTGACGCGCGACGCGATCCGCGCGCTCTATCTGGATCCGCAGCGGGGCACCTACCTCGGCACAGCGAACGCCGTCAACACGATCGTTGATCAGGTCGAGCGCGCATACCCTGACGGGACTCAGCTCGACGTCTACCTCGCCACCCTCATCGTGAGGGTGATCTTCCGCACCCGAGCCGACGACCTCGGCGTCTCTCTCTGATATGACCAAACTGCACCACATCCGACAGTTGGCGGCGAAGAAGGAGTCGTCGCCGGGAACCGAAATCACCACGCACGGCGTTGCCGACCTGGTGCGCGTTCGCGAGCTCACGCTCGAGGTCGCGCCGCAGTACTTCGAGCGGCCAGTCCACACGCGCTCGTTCGGCTACACGCCGCGGATCAACGGCAACAGCTCCGCCACGGTGAGCTTCGCAGTCGAGCTCGCCGGCCACTCGGGCAACAGCGGTAGCTTCGCGCTGCTCAACGTGCCGACCTGGGGCCGTCTGCTCCAGGCCTGCGGCTTCGCTCAGTCGCCGGTTTACTTCGTGACGGTGCCGCTCGGCGGCCTGTCCGGCGGCCCGATTCAGCACGGGGAACTTCTCGACGATGCGTCCACGGCGACCGGAACGGCGGTCGGCACTTGGGAGGACGACTCACCGGCGATCGAGGTGCCGGTGCGCGACATCACCGGCGGCCCGTACACGGGCACGGTCACGGGTCAAACCTCCGGCGCGTCGTTCACTGCTGGCGCAAACAAAGGAGGCACGCTCAGCGGCTTCGGCTGGTATCCCGACACCGACTCGACCGACACCGTGACGCTGCGCCTCTACAATGACGGCGACCTGATCATCGTCTATGGCGCTCGCGGCGACGTCACGATCGACTGCCAGAGCCAGGACATCGCGCTGTTGCGTTTCACGTTCCAGGGCATCTACAAGTCCACCGCCGCTGCGTCGATGCTCAACGACACGCTGACGGGGGCCTATCCCGAGCACGTCCCGCCGACCTTCGTCGGCACCAACGCTCTTTCGCTCTGGGACGGGACGACCGACTACGAGCCGCCCTTCACGAACCTCCAGTTCACGATGGGCAACAACGTCGTGATGCGGCAGAACTCGAACAGCGCGACCGGCTGGAGCACCGCGCACCTGTCCAACCGCACGCCGAACGGCACGATCAACCCGGACGACGAGGGCGCGAGCACCTTCGACTGGCGCGACAACATCGTCGCGAACACTCGCTATCAGCTTGATTCGGTCTGGGGCTCGACGGTGGGTAACAAGTTCCACCTCCAGGCCCCGGCGATCGAGTTCGACAACGTGGGCGACGGCGAGCGTGATGAGGTCGAGACGATCGACATGAACTTCCGCTGCACTCGAGGTTTCGAGTCCGGCGCGGATCAGAACGGCGTCGGCGACGACAACGAGCTGATCATCTTCAACTTCTGATCCACCAACGAGAGGAGACCCGTATGGTTATCGCAATCGACCCCGCCTCGACCTTCGAGTATGTCCTGCGGTGTGACCGCGAGCTCGAGCCCGAGGCGCAGACCGTCTGGACGCTTCGAGGGCTTCGGCACAAGGAGCGCGCTGAGGTGGAGGACGCCATCGCCCAGAGCGACGGCGAAGGCAACCTCAGCCTGAGGGTGGGCTCGCAGCGCACCCGGATCCTGATGGCCGGCATCGTCAGCGTGTCGAACTTCCAGGACGAGAAAGGCCGCGAGATCCAGGTGCCGAAAGGCGGCTGCTCGGGCGTGTTCCTCGACCACCTGGACGACGCCTGGGCGACCGAGCTCGCGAACGCGATCACCAACCGGGGGCGACTCTCGGCGGCGGACTCGGACTGATCAGGGCGGCAGTCGTGCGAGCCTACGCCAAGGACATCCCCGACTGCCGCCTCTGCCATCGGCCTGGGAACGAAACCCTGCGCCGCGAGTGGGGCTGCGATGGCGAGGCCCGGCGCGACCTCTACGAGATCGGCTGCTCGCGGTGCGACGGGACGGATCCGGGCTGCTCGAGCTGCAAGGGCCGGGGCGAGGTCGGGGTGCGGAGGTGCCCCGGCCGGCTCCTGTCCAAGCGGCCCGACGTGGCTCGGCTCGTGCAGGCCTACATGCAGCTCGACGGCCGCTCGGTCCTCCCAGTTGCGGGAGGCTGGTGCGACCAGGCGGCGAGCTTCGTGGACGCCTGCGCGATCATCGAGGACGAGCGGAACAGGATCAGGGAGGGCGAGGAGAAGGCCCGCGAGCGCAGTAACGACGCGGTGCTCAGTCAGGCGGCGGCACGAACGGCGAAGTACCAGGGGCGGTAACGATGGCAACGGTTGAAGAGCTGACGATTGTCGCGAAGGTCAAGGACCTGGCGACGCAGGCGCTCGACAAGGTGGGCGGCAAGATCAAGAAGCTGAGGGTTGAGGGCGTCCTCGACTTCAAGAAGCTCGGCAACGCCGCGCGCGATCTCCGCTCGGGCTTCATGGCCGGCGTGGGGGCCGCGACCAAACTCGCCGCCAGCATGGCCGCGCTCGTGACTGGCTCCGTTTACCTGTCCAAAGGGTTCAGCGACGCAGCCGCCGACGCCGAGGAGCTCAGCAGCAAGTTCGACGCGCTGTTCGGTGATAACGCGGCGGACGCTCGAGCCTGGGCGGACACCTACCGCGCTGCGGTCAACCGAGGCGAGCAGGCTACGCTCGAGGCGCTGGCGGCCATGCGCGGCTTCACTGAGGGTCTCGGCCTGGCGGCGGAGGATGCGGACGCCCTGGCGATGGAGCTCACCCAGCTCGGGGTCGACCTGTCCTCGTTCTACAACGTCGCGCAGGATGACGCGATGCAGCGGCTCCGGTCGGGCCTCATCGGCAACGCCGAGGCGCTGGACGCCTTTGCCGCGCGGATCAGCGAAACGCAGCTCAAGGAGTACGCCGAGTCGAATGGCATCCTGTACACCAGCCTGACCGACACCGAGAAGGTCCTGCTGCGCCTCGAGGTCCTCTACGGCAAGGTAAACAAGGCCGTCGGCGACGCCGAGCGAACGTCCGGCTCGTTCCAGAACCAGATGCGCGGGCTGTTCCAGGGGCTCGCGGATGTCCGCGCCGAGCTCGGGACGCGAATCAACCCGGCGATCCAGAACGTGATCGCGAGCATGGGCGGTCCCCAGGGCGTGATCGACCTGTTCAAAGTCTTCGGCGCGACGGTCGCGGAGGTCGCGATCGCGACGGCCGAGCTGGCCGGCCTCATCGGCGTCGACCTGCTAAACAAGATCAACGCGCTCGGTGGCGCTGAGATCGTGGTCGCCAAAATCAGGCTGGCCTTCGCGGAGTTGAAGCGCGACGTGATGGCCTTCTCTCTGGAGTGGCAGAAGTCACTGTCGAACATCGCCAAAGGCTTCCAGATCTTCGGCAAGTTGACGCTGAAAAATTGGGGCCCGCTTCTCGAGCCGCTGACGATCAGCAAGATGGAAGAGGGGGTGATGGAGCACGTGCTCGGTTTGATGGACAAGGGCCTCGCCAAGGGCCGCGAGGCGATTGCCCTTCGCGAGAAGCAGATCGCGCTGTATGGACCCGGCCCGCTGCCGCTGCCCTCGATACCGGAGGGGGCGGTGGGTCCCATGATCGGTCCCGCTGCGCCGCCCGAGCAGCAGACCAGCGCGGTCCAGGCCTACACCGCAGCCAAACAGGCCGCCGTGGCGGCAGAGCGCGCCCACGCGCAGGCGATCGCCGAACAGGGCAGGGCCTACGCGCCCTTGGTCGCTGCGGGCCTCCAGGCGGCCTCGGCCGTCTTCAGCTACTACAATGAGCGCCAGGCGGCGTTCAACGAGGAGCAGGCCCGCCTGGCGGCTGAAGCCGAGAGCTGGCGCAAGGGCAACGAGGAGATTGAGCGCCGACGCGAGCTCGCGGCCAACCTGTTCCCGACGCTCCAGATGGGCTGGATGGCGGCCGGCAAGGCGGCGAAGAAGTACGCCAACGAGGTCCAGCAGACCAGCCTGGTCGAGGCCCAGCTCACCTCGACGGCGAACGCCATCGTGTCCGCGTTTCAGCTCATGGTCACGCAGACCGAGAACCTCAGCGACGCGCTGAAGAACCTGGTGAAATCGCTCGCCGCCGACCTGCTCGGGGCTCAGCTCCGGGCGTCAATCTTCCCGATGCTCGGCCTGAGCGCCTTCGCCAAGGGTGGCGTGATCCCCGGCGGTACGGGCGATGCGATGCCGGTGAAGGGCTACGCCACCGGCGGCCCGATCATGCGGTCGCCTCACGTCGCGCTGATCGGCGAGGGCCAGTACAACGAGGCCGTGGTCCCGCTGCCGGATGGGCGCTCGATCCCGGTGCAGATGCAGGGCGGAGCCGGCGACGGCGGCTCGACCTCGGTCGAGTTCACCGTCAACGCGCTCGACGCGGCCTCGGTCGCGCAACTCTTCGCCCGGAACGGCAAGGAGCTCGCGGACATCGTGGCGAGCAGGTTCCAGCGATCGCGGAACCTCCAGGCCTCGCTCGGGGGTGGGCTGGTCTGATGACTCAGCTCTGGCCGCGCACCGACGACTTTGACAACGCGCTGACGACGCACGATCGCCTGGCGTCGTGGATCAACTGCCGGCCGCTCACGGCTGGCTTCGTCGCGGCGTACTGGACTCGAGGCGCTACCGATACGACGGCGATCCCGGTCTCGACCACGACGACGAACAACGCGACGGCCTACCTGTACCGGCAGTCGAACTACGACGACGTGAGCGTGCGTCACTCGACCTCGCTCCGCATCGACGGCATACCGCCGGAGCCGAGCTACATCACGACGGTTGGCTGCCTGGCCCGCGTCACGGGCGGCACCCTCGCGTCGGGCGGCACGCTGATTCAGTACGTTCAGAACATCTACGGCTACGCCTTCACGATGGAGGGCAGCTCGGGGGCCGCGCTGGTGAGCTGGAAGCTCCTGCGCTACGACGGCGGCACCGTGACGACGCTCGCGCAGTTCCCGGGCTTCTCGCTGACCGCGGCGCAGTTCGATGCCGCCCTGCCCTTCGATCTGCGACTCCAGGCGCGGAACGTCGGCGGCAACGTGGAGCTGAAGGCCTACATCGGCAACTTCTACTCGCCGACTCCAGGCGGCACCGCCCTTGTGCCGCAGGAGATCCAGCTGTTCAGCTACACCGACAGCTCGGCGGGCAAGCTCACCGGGCCGGGCCGGTGCGGCGTGATCACCACCAAGCTCGGGCAGCTCCTCGGAATCAACAACGGGCAGCGGACGCACTCGGTGACGCTCCAGGCGCTGACGGCTGGCGCGCCGACCACGGTTCTCATGCGCGACGAGTTCTCGCGCACCCTTGCCCTCGAGTCGTACAAGGTCACCTACTCGCCACTGTCCGAGCCGCGCTACTGCATCGACTCGAGCTTCATGGGCGACCTGCGCGGGTGCCAGCCCGGCGGCTATCCGAGTGCGCGCATCGAGAACAGCCCGACGAGCGGGGCGGTGCGGCTAACCCACGTCAACGCCAACCGCTACTGGGCGTTCAGCTCTCAGCGGCCCGTCGATTCGACGACGCACCAGCACCCAGAGGCCACCTTCGAGTTCACCGCGACGAGTACCGGGCCGCCCTTCTTCCCCAACGCCTTCCCAGGCGTGCTGGGGTACGGTGCGCCCAACTCGTCCGCGAATCAGATCTACTCGTCCTTCGGCCTGCCGATTCGCGGCTACGCGGCCTGGCTCGACTTTGACGCGCAAAAGGTCCTCATCCGCCGGCACTCGATCGTAGCGGCCCCGACCGAGCTGGCCGAGTACCCGATGACGATCAGCGTCGGGACTCAGTACCGACTGGGCCTCCAGTGTGTCCCGGTCGATGTCGTCGGGGGTCCGGTCGGCCTAACGGCCTACGTCAACGGCTCCCCGATCATCCCCACGTTGGCGGCAGGAGCCCCGGCCGGCGTCTCGGTCGTCGGAGCGAGCGGCCAGGTGATCGACAGCTCGAGCGGACGCTACACCGACGGGCAGCTCGAGGCCCTGGTCTTCTACGAGGCCAGCAACAGCGGGACCAAGCTGACGACGATCGACGTTCACCGGTGGACCGAGGGCACGCTAACTCCGCCGACGGCGAGCAAGGACATGACCTCGATCGTCTTCGCCGACGAGGGCACGCCCACCGCCACCTTCCAGCTGTCCTCGAACCGTCCGGTGCCGCTGCGGTCCCCGGTCAGCTACGAGCACGGCCACGAGGTCCTTACCACGACCTTCGACTCAGGCCACATCCACGCGCGCACCCTCAGGCCGCCGCGCAAGCTCTGGGACAAGCTCCAAACGGTGCCGGTGGACCGGAGCGACCGCGACGAGCTGCGGACCTTCTGGCGAGCTCGAGGCGGCGGCGTCGAGCCGTTCTTCTGGACCTCGCCCGATGACGGCGTGACCTACACCGTCCGCTTCCTGCCCGACTCCTGGGAGGAGGTCGAGCTGTTCCGCGACATCTGGCAGGTCAGCTTCGGGCTTGAGGAGGTGCTATGAGCTGGAACACGAGCGACGCGGACAACGCGCTCCTGAATGCGAACTCGCTGAACTTTCCGTTCGTCTGGCTGTTCGAGGTCGAGGTTCCGACCGTGCCGCCGTCTCGAGCTCGCCTCTGCCGGTACTCGGAGGCGATCGAGTACGGGGTCAACTCCGCCGGCGCGCCGATCAACTACGAGCCATTCCCGTTCTCGGTAGAGAAGATCGACGAGGACTCGGAGGCGACGCTGCCCTCGATCGCCATCTCGGTCTCCAACGTCACCCGCGAGATCCAGGCGCTCCTCGAGGCCTACGGCGGGCTGATCGGTCAGGCCACGCGCCTCCAGCTCGTGAACACGACGGCGCTCGGATCGCCGCCGCTGCTCATGTACGACGGCGAGGTGGTGAGCCTCACCGCAAGCGAGGCGGCGGTCGTCTTCGAGGTCGCGGCCTTCCGACTGGCGCGGCAGCCGGTCCCCTCGAAGCGCGCCCTGTCGGACTTCTGCCGCTTCAAGTACAAGGGCGGCCGGTGCGGCTACACCGGCGCGCTCCCGACGTGCGACAAGGTGCTCGGGGGCGAGAACGGCTGCGAGGCCCACAGCAACCAGGAGCGGTTCGGCGGCTTCCCCTCCATGCCCAGGCGTCTGACGTGATCGAGCCTCACCTCAAGTTCATCGGCGCGGACTACGAGCCCGGAGCGACCGGCCCCGAGCGGTACGACTGCTCCGGCGTCTGCGGGGCCTACCTCGAGGCCCTGGGGCTCAAGGTGCCGGCCGGGGCGTTCCAGGGCATCGACGGGGACGTCTGGAAGCTGCGCGGCTCGCTCGATGAGGTGGAGCTCGAGCGCGGCGACGTGGTGCTCTCAATCCAGCCCGACGGCCAGCTCCACGTAGACGTCGCGATCAACCCTCGCCGGGTCCTGACTGCGCTCAAGGGGCGCGGCGTCGCGATCCGCCGGACCTACTCGATCTCCAACCCGCTCGGCGTCTACCGTCTCCGCAGATGATTCGACTCGACCTGATCCGCAACCCGTTCGAGCCGCACCACCGCGAGCGCCAGGTGATCGAGTGGGACGGGGAGACGACCGTGCGCGACCTCGTGCCGGATGGGGGGGGGGGGCGCG